TCAGCTCCCGGTAAGGTCGGCAGGCGCCCGGAACGCGAAGCGCGCCACGATCCGGCGCGCCCAGGGTTCGGACAGGGTGCTCTCGACGACGCCATGGCCGTCATAGGCATGGATGAAGCGGGGCACCGGCGCGACCTCGGATTGCAGGCCGAGGTGCTTGGCGACCGCGCCCTCCCGCATCCGGAACAGGATCACGTCGCCCGCCGCCGCCACCTCGAGCGGTCGCGGCTCCAGATGCCGGAGCGCCGCGCGCCACAGCACCTCGTCCCGCGCGGGCTCCGCCCAGTCGGCGCTGTAGGCCGGCACGGCCTCCGCCTCCGCGCCGTAAAGCGCGCGCCACACGCCCCGGATCAGCCCGAGGCAATCGCAGCCCGCGCCCCGGACGCTGCCCTGGTGCCGGTAGGGCGTCCCCAGCCACTCCCGCGCGATCGCGACCGGATCAGCCATCGCGGCGCCCCCCGTCGTTCACCTCGCCCGAGCGCGGCACGGCGGCCAGCCAGTCCTCCCCCGGAACATGCGGAAATCCCCGGAAGTTTAGGAAATTGCCGAACTTCCCCCGGCAGGTCGCGGCCTGCCCGTCGCATCCCGCGGTCAGCCGCACGCGGTCGCCCGGCTTCAGGTCGGCCCGCAGCGCCTGCCACAGCGTCAGATGTCGCAGCCCGCCCCGCGCACCATCCTCGCGCACCATCTCCGACAGCCCCGCCGCGGCTCCGCCCAGAACCTCGAGCCGCCCGTGGCGAAAGAAGCCCCGCACCCGGTCCATGTCGGGCACGCTCACGACCGCGCCCTCGACCTTGGCCACATCCGCCTCCAGCCGGAACCCCGGCGCGGTCAGGTCGAACCGGCAGGCCGCGTCCCCCAGCACCGCATCGCAGACCGGCTGATAGGCCCGCCCCACCGGCTGGTTCAGCGCCTCGGCCAGACCCCGCAGCTCCGCATGAAAGGCCCCACCGCCGCGCACGATCTCGCCCAGCGTGCCGCGAAAGCGCAGCTCCCGCTCCCCGGGCCGCGCCCAGTTCACCAGCCAGGACCGAACCTCGGCCCCGTCATAGCGCCCCGCGGCGATATCGGCCTCGGTCACCGCAGCATCCGACAGGATGCCCAGCGCCTCGGTATTGTCGACCGAAAGCCCGGTGGACTGGCTCAGACTCCGCGCGGTCATGCCGGTATCCGCGCGAAACACCACGTCCTCGAAGATCAGATCCCGGTCATGATCGGTGAACCCCAGCCGCACCCCGTCCGCGCGGTCGATCCGCCAGCACCGACAGACCGTGGTCGCACCCGTCGCCAGATGAACCGCCAGAGGCCCGCTCATATCCGCACCTCGATGACCGGTAGATCGGGTGCCTCCCCGGCGCGGAAACTCTCCACCGAGGTTGCGATCCGGTCGGTATCGAACCGCACCGGCACGTCGAACTCGAACCCCGCCGTGACCCTGACCCCCGCATCCGGCGGATGCACGAAACTCACCTCTCCCGTGGTCTCGTCGAGGCTGTAATGCTCCCCCGGCAGGCGCAGCAGCCCGTCTAGCGCCACGATCAGCGTCCCCGCCACGGGCTTCGCGATGGGCCGGTCATAGGCCCCCGCGCCCTGACCGTAGCGCTTCACCAGCTGGAACACCCGCCGCTCCTCGTCCCCCTCGCCCAGGAACTGGTCCAAGACCGTCAGCTCCCCCGACGGGCGACAGGACTTGTAGTCCCCCCAGTCCTTCCAGCGAAACCCATGGAGCTGCCCCCGCCGCGCCTCGAAGAAGGCCACCACCTCCTCCAGATCGTCGAGCGAGCGCAGCCCGAGCCCCGCATCATAGCGCCTGCGGGAATGGGCCCAAGGGCTGTTCCGCTCCTCGGCGCCGTTGGCCAGCGTGACGATCTCCGTCCGCCGCTCCGGACCGCCAAGGGCGCCAAAGGACAGTGCCGCCGGAAAGCGGACCTCGTGAAACGACATCGCTTGCTCCTCTCAGCGGTTGCGCTGGCCCCGGGCGATGGCCCGTCCGAGCTGCGCCGCGATCTGCCCGCGGCTCTTCTCGAACCCCCGCGCGTCGGGGGTCGTCACATGCATGGTCACCTGCACCGGCTGCCCGCCGCCGCCCGCGGCCACGCCCAGCCGCCCGTCCGCGCCGCGCCGGAGCGGCAGGATCGCCTCCGGTCCCGCCTCGCCCATGAGCCCGGTGCCGCCCCGCATCGGAAAGGCAGTGGCCCGGCTCACGACGCCCCCCTGCGCGAACGGCATGACGCGCCCCCCGGCAAAGCCGCCCCCCCTCGCAAAGGGCATCAGCGAGGACACCACCGACTGCATTCCCTGAGTCAGCAGCCCGCCCAGATGATCCGTCACCGGGGTGAGCGCCGCCGAATAGGCGGTATCCGCCATGCTCCGCCCGAGACCCCTCAGCGCGTCCTTCAACGTCACCCCGTCGAAGACGAGATCGTCGAACGCGCGCCTCAGCCCGCCGGAAAAGCCGCGCTCCACCCGGCCCAGGTCCCGCGCGACGCCCTGAAGGGAGCCCTGCGCGCGCCCCAGTTCCTGGGTAAAGGCCTCCGTCAGCCGCCCTGTCGCGCCCATCGCGCGGCCCAGCGCCTCCATGTCGTCCTCGAACGCCTCGATCTCGCTCATCTTTGTGGCTCCCCCGGCTTGTCCGGATAGCGCGCCGCCAGCTCCTCCAGCCGCGCCCGCATCATCGGCGCAGGCGCTCCCGCCTCCGCCCCCAGCATCAGCGCGAGCTCGACCGGCGTCAGCGCCCAGAACTCGGCCGGCCGCAGGCCGAGCCCCCGGAGCCCCGCGCGCATCAGCCCCGCCCAGTCGAGCCGCGCCACCCCTCAGCCCTCCGGCAGGGCGAAGGCCCGGGCCAGCGCCTGACCCGCCGCCTGCGCCGCAGCCACCGGCCCGCCCGCGATCTCGGCCGCCAGCAGATCGGCCGCCGTCACCCGCCAGCCGCCGCCCCGCAGACCGGCCACGATCAGCGCCATGACGTCGCGCGTGGAAAAGCGCCCCGCCTCGAACCGCTCCACCAGTTCCACCAGCGTCTCCGCCTTCAACGCCGCCTCGAGCTCGGCCAGCGCGCCCAGCGTCAGCTTCAGCACCCTAGCCTCGCCGTCGACGACCAGCGTCACCTCGCCCGCCCAGGGGTTCACGGCTGATCCGGCGAGAAGCTCAGCACCCCCGCCGAGGCGAGCGCCATCTCGAAGGTCGCCTCGCCGTCATGGGTGCCCGCATATTCGATCGAGGTGATCAGGAACGGGCCTTCGACGATGCCGAAATCCGGGATCACCACCTGGAATGCCGGCGTCTCCCCGTCCCAGAAGATCTGCCGCACCCGCTCGTCGGTGGCCGCGTCCTTGAAAACGCCCGAGCCCGAGATGCTCGCCGATTTCACCCCCGCCCCGGTCAGCAGCTCGCGCCAGCCCCCCGACTCGAGCGAGGTCACGTCCAGCGTCTCCGCGTTGAAGGCGAGGCGACTGGCACGCAGCCCCGCCGCGGTCTCGAAATTGCCGGTGCCGGTCATGTCGACCTTCACCAGGAGGTCCTTGCCGTTCTGGGCCACCATGGCGTCGTCTCCCGAAAGGAATGTCAGTCGTCCTCGATCCGCGCGGCAAAGCGCAGGTCGATCCGGCGCAAGGCAGCGCCATCGGTGCGCCGCGCGCGCACCCGTTCCAGCCGCAGCGCCACGAGATGCCCGCGCGAGAGGGTCAGATCCGCCCCGTCGAGCGCATCGGACACCGCCGCCGCCGCCCGCTTCGCGCCCGCGAATCCGGGCTGGCCGGAGATCACCGAGACGGTGAACCGGTGGAGCGCGCCGCGCCCTGTTGCGTCGCCGCGGCCCTCCGCCTCCTCGGGTCCCAGCGCCACATAGAGATCGGGCGCGGGTCCCGGGGGCACGGCGTCATGCACCGCTCCGCCCACCTCCGCCGCCAGCGCCGCATCGCCCGCCAGCGCCGCGAAGACCGCCTCCTGCAGGGCGGCCGCACAGCCATAGCTCATCGCACCCGCTCCTCTTCGGCATGGAGGTCGAGATAAAGCGCGCCCGCATGGCTCTCGCCCACGGCATGAACGGCAAAGACCCGCCCGCCGTCGCGCAGCCGCTGCCCCGGAACGGGCCGCGCCGGAGACCCCTCCGCAGCCGCTCGCACCGTGATCCTCAGCCCCAGCCGGGCCTGCGCCCCCGCGGGCCCCGCCACGCCACGGCCAGAGCGCGCGTCCACCGCCGCCCAGAGCGTGCCCAGCGGAACCCACGCTTCGACATAGCCGCCCGCCCCGTCCGGCACGCGCTGCCGGTCCTCGAGCGTCAGCCACCGCGTCAGGCGCGGCGCGCTCATGCCGCCCCCCCGAAGCCTGCGCGCACGATCCGGTGCCGCTCCACCAGGGCGTTCACGCTGTAGGGCAAGGCGCCCCCGGCCAGCCCCGCCTCATGGCGGTACTCGTAGTAATGCGCGGCCAGCAGCATCACTGCATGGGCAAGATCGGCGGGCAGATCGTTCCACTCCGGGCCGAAGCCCGCCAGAAACGTCACCTGCGCCAGCCCCCCCGCCGGGATCCCCGGCAGGGACCGCCCCCCGCCGCCGGTCAGCCGCGGTCGCTGGGCATCGGGATGGAGCTGCACGTCGCCCACACCTCCGCTCCGATCGGTGCCGTCGCGATCCATGAGCGCGAAATCCTCGACCGCGCTCACCGGCGCCACCGGAAGATCCTGTCCGGAGGTATCGCGCCAGTAGGTCACGCTCCACGAGAAACTGCGTTCCAGCAGGATCTTGCCCGTGCGCGCCTCGATCGCCGCCATCGCCGCGCGCAGGTAGCTTTCCAGCACCGTGTCCTGCAACCCGTCCTCGCCGAAGCACGTGCCCAGCCGCAGGTGGTCCCGGAACTCCGCGACCGGAAGCGCCTCGCGCGGCACGGTGGTCTCTTCGATCAGCATCATGACAGCGTCCTCGTCATCCTGTCCCGGTCCTCCGTCCGCCCGTCCGGACGCACCTCCCCCTGCCGCCCGGACGGGGCGGAACGCGGCGTGCCGCAAGGGGTCGAACGGTGCGCCCGGCCGGACCCGCCCCCGCCGTCAGGCAGAAGGGCCGGACCCCTGCACGGCCCGTCAGGCCGAGAAGTCGAGCAGCTTGATCGCCTGGAAATCCGACACGCCGCCGCCCACGCGCTTCGTCGCGTAGAAGAGGACATGCGGCTTCGCCGAGAACGGATCGCGCAGGATGCGCAGGTCCGGCCTCTCCGCGATGGTGTAGCCTTGGGCGAAATCGCCGAAGGCCACCGCGGTCGCACCCGGCGCGATGTCGGGCATGTCCTCGGCGATCAGCACCGCATGACCCAGCAGCCGCGAGGGCTCGCCCTCGGCATAGCTGTCCGACCACAGGAATCGGCCTTCGCCGTCCTTGATCTTGCGGATGGCGCTCGCCGTGCGCGAATTCATCACGAAATGCGCATTGGCCCGGTATTCCGCCGGCAGCGCGTAGACGAGGTCGATCAGTGCCGACGCCGGCGCCGAGGGGTGGAATCCCCCGTCGGAACCGGTCCTCACTGTGCCCAGCGCGTCCCAGGCCCAGGCGGCATTGTCGACAGTCGGATAGTCGAGGATACCCCGAGGCTTGTCGCTGCCGTCCCCGTTGATGAAGGCCTCCGCCTCCGCCCGGGCGAACTTCGCGGCGATCCGCCCCGCGAGCCAGCCCTCGATGTCGAAGGCGCTGTCGTCGAGCAGCCGCTGGCTGGCCTTCGGCATGGCGCTCAGTTCGAAGAGCGGAATCGAGATGCGGTCGATCAGAGGCGTGCCGCTCTCGGTGACGGCGCCCGTCTCCGTGGCCCAGGCCGCGCCCGCCTCGGAATGGTCGATCAGCACGTCATAGGCCGTGGCATTGACCTGCACCACCTGAGCGATCTTCCGCAGGCTCGCCGTGGCAAGAAGCGTGGAGCGCACTGCAGCCGCCGTCTCCGGATCGACGAGATAGCCGCCGTCGGAATTGACCTGCATCGACAGCGCCTTACCCTCGAGCGCGAGACCGCGCAGGCCGTCGTCGTCGCCCGACCGCACATATGCCTCGAAGGCCTTCTGGTGCGGCGTCTCGGTCTCGGCGGCCGCCGCCAGGGCGGGACGCTGGATCATCTTCGCGGAAAGCTTGCTCATGCGCGTGTCCTGCTCTTGAAGCTTCGTGTGAATATCGGTCGAAAACGTCCTGAAATCCTGAGCGAACCCCGCCAGCGCGGCCTTCAGCTCCTCGCCCGGAGAGCGACCCGTGCCCGCCCCGGTCCCGGTCATGTCCTGCATCCCGTGTCCTTTCGCTTGAGGCTCACGCCCCGGTCAGTGCCCCGCGGGCACCCTCGAAGGCCGCGGCCAGGTCGCGCATCAGCGCGTCCCCGTCCGTGTCCCGCTCGGCCTTCCGGCCCACCCGGGCCTCGGGCAGCATCGGAAAGGTGACCAGCGACACCTCCCAGAGCTCCAGTTCCGACAGCAGCCGCCCGCCCTTGCCGCCTTGCGCCTTCTTCGTGCGGTAGCCGATCGACAGCCCGTCGATGGCCCCCGCCCCGATCAGCGCCGCGGCCTCCCGCGCCCGCGCCACCTCCGGCAGAAGCCGCCCCTTGACCCAGAGGCCCCGCCCGTCCTCGCGCACCTCGTCCCAGACGCCGATGGGCTGGGCGGGGTCATGCTGCCAGAGCATCTTGACCTTGCCGCCCTTCGCCGAGAGCGCCCTCAGAGAGGCGCCGTAGGCCCCCGCCAGCACCGTGTCCCCGCCTTGGTCCGGCAGGCCGAAGAGCGAGGCATAACCCTCGATCACATGACCCTCGCGCAGCGCGACTTCCCCGCCGATCCGGACGAACTTGTGCTCGAGCTCCATCACCTGCCCCCCGATCCCCACCCGATCAGCGCCGCCAGCGCCACGAGCGCCAGCAGTGTCCCCGCGCCGTAGCCCGCCAGCCACAGCGTCTTCTCCAGCCGCGCCACCATGGTCTCGATGCGCGTCAGCCTCAGATCGACCTGCGCGAACCAGAAATCATGCCCCGGTCCCCGTGCGCGCCGTTCTCCCAGTTCCACCACCCGATCGCTCATGAGTCCCCCTCCACCGGCAGGCCCAGAAGGCGCCGCTTCTCGTCGTCCGACAGGAAATCCGCCTGCCCGATGCGACGCCATTGCGCCTCGCGCTCGGCCGACAGCGCCGGGATCTGGTCGAGGTCCGGAGACAGCCGCACCGACGCGCCGGAGTGATCCGCCAGCCAGGCCCCCAGCGCGGCCGTCACCTTCTGCAGCACCGGCAGCACCGTAAGACGATAGAAGGCGCGGTTCGCCTCCTGATAATTCGCGTAGGTCGCATCGCCCGGGATCCCCAGCAGCATCGGCGGAATGCCGAAGGCCATGGCGATCTCCCGCGCCGCGGCATCCTTGGTCTTCTGGAACTCCATGTCCGACGGCGAGAAGCCCATGGGTTTCCAGTCGAGCCCGCCCTCGAGCAGCATCGGCCGTCCCGCGTTGCGCGCGCCCTGGTGCTGGCTCTCCATCTCGTCGCGCAGCCGTTCGAACTGCTCGGGCGCCAGATGCCCGTAGCCGTCCGCGCCCTTGTAGACGATGGCACCCGAAGGCCGCGCCGCATTGTCGAGCAGCGCCTTCGACCAGCGCGACGCGGCGTTGTGCACATCGAGCGCCGTCGCTGCCGCCTGCAGCGCCGAAAGACCGTAATGGTCGTCCTGCGGATGAAAGCTCTTGATATGGCACACCGGGCTCGCGCCCTCGCCCATCGCAAAGCGATGCGTCCGCCCGCCGACCGTGTAGTCATAGGCCACCGGCCAGCCGTCGCCCCCCGGCACGAGGCTCATCCGGTCCGAGCGCAGCACATGAAGCTCCGCCGGCAAACCCTCGCCCGCGCCCGCCGCCTCCACATAGCCGTTCCCGGTCAGCAGCAACTGACCGATCAGCGCCTCGAGGAACTCCGCCCGGCCCTGCCCGCCATTCGGCCGCTCGATCAGCGCCAGCAGCGGATGCTCGGCATAGCGCGCGCCCGCATCCTGCACGACGACGGGCACCGCCGCCGCGGCTTCGGCGATCATCCGCACCGAACGGAACCCCACCGGGTTCCCTGCGAAACCCGATTTCGTCAGCGAAGCGGTGTCGCGCGGCGACCAGGCCACCCGGCCCGAGGTCGTCATCGCGATGACCGGACCCGTGGCAGACGCCTTGGCCTCGGGGGCCTCGCCCTGCGCCCGCTTCAGAAAGTCGAACATGCTTCACTCCTCGGTCGTGGGCCTTGCCGCGTCGTGGAGAGCGTTATGGCGCCCAAGCCTTAAGGCCTCGCGCACCCACCGCGCGCGCCCCGTTGCGCGGGTCCGCCAGGGCGCAGGTCCGATGCGAAACGGCCCCGCCCTGGGGGGGCGAGGCCGTCAGAAATGACGAATCGAGATGAATTCAGAGCATCCTCGCCCGCGGCGGCCCCGACCCCGGCCCCAGCATCAGCTCCGTCAGCGCCCAGACAAGCGCGTCGACCCGGTCCGGCGATCCGCGCCCGCGAAAGCCCGTGGCGCTCATCTCCGCCATCTGGTCCTCCAGCTTCGGAAATCCGCCCACGTGGAACACCCGTCCCTGCTCGTAGAGCACGGCCACGGGCTCGGCCCTCACGCTCTTGTCCCTCACCGCATGGAGCGGCTTGAACGCCACCCCCGGATCGATCTGCGCCAGAACCTCCCGCACCAGCTCGCCGCCCTGGTTCACCTCCGCCACGAGCCGGTTCGCGCCGTGGCGCCGGTAGGCGTCCACCGCCCGCTCCATCCACACCGCCGGGCTGCATCCCGAGACCGTGGCATCCTCGATCACCCAGCCGCGCCAGTCCTGCCGCGGCCCCCTCGCCTCGACCCCCGCCACGATGATCCCGACCTCGTCCGCGCCCCGGCCCGCCGAAACCGACGGGTCCACCGCCACCACCACCCGGTCGAGCGGCGGCGCCGCCCCCCTCAGGCAGTCCGCCAGCACCCCCTGCGGCCAGAGCGCTCCCTCGATATCGTCGAGGAAAAGCCCATCGAGCTCCTGCCGCGCCAGCCGTCCCCGCCCGTGCCGCGCACGCATCTCCGCGATGAACCCGGGCGCGAGGTTCGCGGCATTGGCCTCGGTCGGCGCATGGGTGCAGACCGTACTCTCCCGCTCGAGCAGCTCCTGCAGCACGCGCGAGGCCCTCGGCGTCGTGGTCACGCAGACCTTGGGATCGCGCCCCAGCCGCAGGGCAAAGCCCAGCATGTCCCAGGTCTCCGCCGCCTTCGGCCATTTCGCCAGCTCGTCCGCCCAGGCCGCATCGAACTGCGGCCCCCTCAGGGTCTCGGGCGAGTGGGCTGAAAAGAGCTGCGCCTCCGCACCGTTCGACCAACGCACGACGTTCCGCCCTGCGATCCAGTCGGGCTTGCGGTCGGGCGGACAGCAGGCCAGCAGGCCGCTGTCTCCCATCACCATGACTTCCCGCGCCTGGTCGATGGTCTCGCCCACCAGCGCGATCCGCCGCGCCCGCCCGGGATCGAGGGTGCGCGAGCCCTCCGCCATGCTGCGCACCCATTCCGCGCCGGCCCGCGTCTTGCCCGCGCCCCTGCCCCCAAGGACCACCCATGCCCGCCAGTCCCCCGGCGGCGGGCGCTGGTGCTCCATCGCCCAGAACTCCCACAGCCAGGGGAGCGCGCAGGTGTCGTGAACGCTCAGATCCTCAAGCAGCAGGTCCTGAATCAACGAGGGCTCGGAGCTGATCCAGGCGGCGTCGGATTTCGGCAAGGGCCGCGTCGAAGTCGTAATCCCCGGCCTGAAGGGTCTTCCGCCGATGGGCGATCCATGCAT